GCAGACAAAGAAGGTAGCCGTTTAAGTATTTCTATGGAAAGACAAGAAGACGCAGGATACTCTCCATCCGAAGCCGACTTTGATCAGCAAAATAGATTAGCTGCAGAAGGTATTATGGAAGTAGGAGCGGAAGTTAAAACTATACAGGGTCATAACTCACGCGCTTCATTAGGTGAAACGGAAGGTGTTCGTGGCACAGGAGCGATGGTTAAAGGAACGAAGTTTGACGGAGTCTTTTAGTGGATTCATTGAATTTTGCGTATGCTATTCTTAAAGGAATACAAGAAAGAATAGCATTAACAGAACAGGCCATACTCGCGGGTAATCCTAAAACTATGGAGGACTACCGCCAACTGGCGGGCGAGTTAAAAGGTTTGCAATTTGCAGAGCGTGAAGTTAAAGATGCTCTGGATAGAAACGAGAAAGCAGAAAGTAATTGAAAATTGAAAGGATAACTAATGTCGAAAACACTTTATGTGCCCGACCATGTTGTGAAAGCAACCAAGAAAAAGAAAAATGTCAACGTAGAACCTTTATATAAACCGCAAGATGCTAAAGTTCTTGATCCGAGTTTAATAGAGAAAAACCTTAAAGAAAGACTTCCTCAACCTACTGGGTGGCGTATTTTAGTCATGCCGTATATGGGGAAAGCAACAACAGACTCAGGAATTTATATTCCGGATGCTGTAAGAGAGCGTGAACAATTGGCAACAGTTGTGGCGTACGTACTTAGAGTTGGACCATTAGCGTATAAAGACCCGGTAAAGTTTGGCGGAGATTTTGAGCCTTGGTGCAAAGAAGGCCAGTGGGTTTGTATTGGCCGTTACGCAGGAGCACGTTTTAAAATAGATGGCGGAGAAGTTCGTATTCTTAATGATGACGAAGTGATTGCAACTATTTTAGAACCAGATGATGTTAAACATATTTAAAGGAGTATTAATATGCCCGAAGGACAATTAGAAGTTGGCGAAGCCGAAGAAGAATCCGTAGACATTGATGTGGATCCAAACGCTAAAACGATTAGAAGCGATGCGGAACCAGAGCAACCACCAGAAGTAATTGAAGAAGAAAAAAAAGATGAACTAGAAGATTATAGTGCAGGTGTTAAAACCCGTATTGATAAACTTACTAAACGTATGCGCGAAGAAGAACGCCAAAAACAATCGGCGGTTGAATTTGCAGAAAACGTTAAAAAAGAAAATGATAACTTAAAATCTCGTTTGCAAAATTTAGATAAAGGTTATCAAGAAGAGTTTGGAGGACGGATTGAATCTCAACTAACAGGAGCTAAACGTGCTTTAAAAGATGCACATGAAGCAGGAGATAGTGACAGGCTTGTAGAAGCGCAAGAAGCTTTAGCTACATTAACTGTAGAAAAATCAAAGTTAAAAAAACCTGTTGAGCAAGTAGATCCAGTACCTCAAGTTCAGCAACAACCTCAACAACAAGCTCAGCAGCAGCAACCACCAGATCCAAAAGCTGAGGCCTGGGCTAACAAAAACGAGTGGTTTGGACATGACGAAGTTATGACATATGCCTCATTTGGCATCCACAGGCGTTTAATTGAAGACGAAGGGTTTGACCCACAAAGTCAAGAGTACTATGCTGAACTCGATAAAAGATTAGCGTCTGAGTTTCCACATAAGTTAGGAACCCAGGCTACTAACGGAGGAAGTCGTAAAGTTGCGTCCGCTGAGACTTCCAAATCCCGCAATAAAGGTGGACGAAAAACTGTGCGGTTGTCGCCTTCACAAGTAGCTATAGCCAAAAAGCTGGGCGTACCGTTAGAAGAATACGCAAAATATGTGAAGGAGTAAGAAAATGACAAACGAAAAAATGGAGAACACAACTCCCCAAAGTAATACGAGAACAGCACGTGCTCAAGAAACTCGCGAAAAGAATGCACGCAGAGGGCCCTGGAAGCCACCATCAGCTTTAGAAGCGCCGGAACCACCTGAAGGTTATGTTCATAGGTGGATTCGAGCAGAAGTTATGGGTTTTGACGATCGTAAAAATGTTTCAGCTATGTCACGAGAAGGTTGGGAATTAGTACGAGGAGACGAATACCCAGATTTTGATGCTCCAACAATAGACGACGGCAAACATGCCGGAGTTATAGGAGTAGGTGGATTATTACTTGGCAGGTTGCCTATCGAAATCGCAGAACAGCGAGATAACTATTATCGGGCACGAACCCGCGATCAAATGGCAGCTGTTGACAATGAGTTAGCTCGTTCTCAGCATCCTGCAATGGCTATTCATAAGCCAGAAAGAGAAACTCGTGTAACATTTGGAGGTTCTCGCAAGAGTGAGGACTAATTTTTTTAACCGTATTATAGAAGAGGATATACTATAATGGCAAATATTAATGGAGCTTTTGGACTTAGACCTTTAAAAATGCTTGGTCAAGGTGCAAATACTACAGGTGCCACGGAATATAGAATCGCCTATGACAATTCAAACGTACTATACAGAGGACAAGCCGTTATTCCTACAGCTGCTGGAGTCATTGATGACTTACAAGCTGCTGCAGGTGGAACAGTCTCTATAGTAGGTGTGTTTTGGGGGTGTGAATATGTTTCTAGCACAACAGGTAAAACAACCTGGAGTAATTATTGGCCTGGATCTGGAGCGGATAGTAACCACCCAGTAAAGGCTTTCGTGTACGACGATCCTAATCAACTGTTTGTAATAGCAACTAGTGTTAACACTGGTGCAGCAACAGAAGCTTTAGTAAGAGCTGATGTTTTTTCTAATGTTCAAATGGCAAGTGGTAACAGTGGTTCTACAACTACTGGTATTTCTTCAGCTAGTGTTGATCTAAGCACAGCAGCAGCAACTAACACTTTTCCTCTACGTATTGTAGGCATTGAAGACGATCCTGCAAACGCAGATTTTACTGCTGTAGGAATTGGCTTAGTCGTTCGTATTAATAACCACTTTAACGCACCTACTGGATCTATCGTCCAAGGTACCGTTTCAACAACTGGCGTATAGGAAGGACTTAAAACATGGCAATATCTAGAGCACAGCTCGCCAAAGAGCTAGAACCTGGACTCAACGCCCTTTTTGGTCTTGAGTATAACAGGTATGAAAACGAAGCGGCAGAAATCTTTGATACAGAATCATCAGAAAGAGCATTTGAAGAAGAAGTAATGCTATCTGGTTTTGGCGCAGCACCCGTTAAAAGCGAGGGTGGTGCAGTATCATTTGACGATGCACAAGAAGCTTATACTGCAAGGTATAATAACGAAACAATTGCATTAGCTTTCTCAATAACAGAAGAAGCGATCGAAGATAATCTTTATGATCGTCTAGCTTCTCGTTATACAAAAGCTTTAGCAAGAAGTATGGCACACACTAAACAGGTTAAAGGTGCAACTATATTAAACGATGCTTTCACAGCTACTATAACAGGTGGTGATGGTGTAAGTTTAGTTAATACATCTCACCCATTGGTAACTGGTAGTACATTTGCTAATAGACCTGTAACAGCTGCTGACCTTAACGAAACCAGTCTTGAAAATGCTTTAATAGACATAGGCGGTTACGTTGACGAACGTGGTTTAAAAGTGTCCGTACAAGGTACTAAATTGATAGTTCCATCCAACTTACAGTTCGTAGCTGATAGACTTCTTGAGTCTACATTACGTCCTGGGACTGCTGATAACGATGTTAACGCTACGAGAAACATGGGAATGCTTCCACAGGGTTACACAGTTAATCACTTCTTAAACGATGCAAACGCATGGTTTATTAAGACAGACGCTCCTCGTGGATTTATTCACTTTGAACGTTTAAGCATGTCTACTAAGATGGAAGGCGATTTCGATACAGGCAACGTAAGATTTAAAGCCCGTGAGCGTTACAGCTACGGTTACTCAGATCCACGTTGTGTTTATGGATCTCCAGGAACATCATAAGACGAATTGAATGGGGGGAACGTTCCCCCCATTTTCTAGGGAATATATAATTTTTAGCGACTGTCCTAGCAGATACTCATAAGACGCTAAAAGCAAACCCTTTATGAGGAGGTAAATATGGCTAACACAACTTTTGCAAGTAATGTTCGTTCAAATGGCGGTGACAATAAAAGAGAAACTTATTGTGGCGGCATGATGATGATGGCTCAATTTTATTTAGTACCAACTGTAGCAGCAGGTCAGGATGTTCAAGTATCAGCAACCGATACAAGAAAAGTAGTTCTTCCTAAAAATGCAGTAGTATTAGGTATTAGTTTTAATGGTGACGCAACTGGCGGAACTAACCCTACATTAGATATGGGTTATACTGACTATGATGGTGGCACAACTTTTGTTAACACAGATGGGTATTTAGATGCGGCAGACGCAGACTCAGGAGCAGTACTAACTGTCTGGGGCGGTGATAGCACTGCTGGTGTTGACTTAGGAGATGTAGGCGTACCAGCTACAGAAAGAATTAAAGTTGTAGGTGGACACGGTGGTTCTGCTCCTACTGGAGGAACAATCACAGGCGTTATTTACTATTATGTAAAAGACGACGGTAAAGAGTCTACTTAATTAATTAATGGAGCTTCTTCGGAAGCTCCTTTTTTAGGAGATAAATCATGGCTGATGTAAACACCAATACAATCATTATGGATGGCCCTCAGAAGTTTGTAGCTTCTTTTGTTCACACATATGTTGATACCGGTGAAAGTACACCTGTTAAAAAAATAGATGTTTCAACACTTTCTAAAAATCCTGTCAATGGAAATGATTGCATAGGAGTACGCATAAATAAAATTTGGTATTCTAATATAGGCTTAAATGTTATTATTAATTGGTTTGCTACAACGCAAGTCATGGCAATTCAACTTCCAGAAAATTACAGCGACAACTTAGAATTTTCTAGTTTTAGCGGACTTCCTAATCCTACTACTTTTGGTACAGGCGGAGCTAATGGCGATGTATATTTTGGAACAAAAAATGAAGCTGCTAATGATTCCTATACTATTATATTAGAATGCATTAAGATTTACGGTAATACATAGGAGGTTTTTATGGCAACTTTTAATTCTGTAGCTAACGTTTCGGCAAGAAATGAAAAGAAAAAGAAATTAAATCTTGGTGACACAGCATATGTGTATATGTCTGGTGGAGTTCATTCTCCTGACGCACGTCCTAAAAAGAAATATAAAAGAGGTGGTGCCGGACTTTATGCCAATATTCATGCTAAAAGGCAAAGAATTGCTAGTGGATCAGGAGAAACAATGCGTAAACCAGGGGAAGATGGAGCTCCTGCAAAAGGTATTTTTAAAAAAATAGCGGAAGGATAAATGCATGGCTACTTCAGGAACTGTAGATTTTAATTTAAGTATAACAGAAATTATTGAAGAAGCTTATGAACGTTGTGGTTTAGAATTACGTACAGGTTATGATTCTAAAACAGCACGTCGCTCTTTAAATCTTTTATTTTCTGATTGGGCTAATCGTGGCTTAAATCTCTGGGTTGTGGAAGAAGAAACTCAAAGTATGGCACAGCTTTCTACAACCTCTGCTATTTCAGAGTATCCTTTAGGAGTTATTACTTTAACCGTAGCGGCTTCGGCTAATTTAACTATTGGCGAAACAATTACAGGAACTGTAAGCGGAGCAACGGCTAAAATTATTACTAAACCTACAGCAACTACCGTTACAATTACTGTTCCCGTAGGAACTTTTGTAGTAACAGATAATGTTACTGGAACTACAAGTGGAACTACGACAGGAGTAACAGCTGTACCTAGCTTATCTGATACACAAGCTACGGTAGATATTTTAGAAGCGGTTATACGTAGGGATGGTTCTGATATATCAATAGGAAGAATAAGCCGAGGAGATTATCTTGCTATTCCTGATAAAACATCCCAGGGAAGACCTACTCAATTTTATATAGACAGGCAAATAACTCCTACAATTACAGTTTGGCCTGCTCCTAATAACTCAACAGATCAATTAATTTATTACCGTGTAAAACGTATAGAGAATGTAGGTACGGCGCAAAATACTCCTGATGTTCCTTTTCGTTTTTTACCGTGTTTAGTTGCAGGACTTTCTTATTATTTAGCTGTTAAACGTGCTCCTCAAAGAATAGGACTTTTAAAACAAATGTATGACGAAGAGTGGCAACGAGCAGCTTCTGAAGATAGTGAAAGAGTTGCTTTACGTTTAGTACCAACACAACAGTCATTAAGGATTTAAAATGCCTCGTTTTGCTAGTAATAAATATGCTAAAGGAATTTCAGACAGGTCTGGAAGAGAATATCCTCTTAAAACCATGATTTTAGAGTGGAATGGGTTACTTGTAGGACCTGATGAGTTTGAGGCTAAACAACCTCAACTTACTCCTCCACGTATTCAACCTGATCCGCAAGCTTTACGTATTAGTCGTCCGGCTCGAACAGAACCTCCTGTAGAAGTATTATTAGGATTTAATCCTTTTCGTTCTGGGACTGCTGGTTCTACTACGATTACTATTACACAACCAGGACATGGTTTTTCTACGGGTGATATAACACGATTTCGTAAGTCAGCACCTTTTGATGGTTTTTCTACTAGCATGATTGAGACATCCAGTGGTTTTGCGGTTACGGTAGTAACAAGTAGCACGTATACAATTACAGCAACAGGAGGAGAAACAGCTACCTCCGGAGACACGTTAGGCGGAGGCGGTGACGTTTCGTCTGGCCCTGTTATAGTGGAGGCATAATGGCATTTACATACACAACATTAAAAACAGCAATTCAAGATTACACACAAAACGAAGAAACAACTTTTGTTAGTCAATTAAATACTTTTATAGTAAATGCAGAAGAACGTATTTTAAAAGAAGTACAGTTATCCGTGTTTAGAAAAAACTCAGAAGGATCTACAAGTGCAGGTAATCAATTTTTATCAAAACCTACAGACTTTTTAGCTCCTTTTTCTTTAAGTGTAAAAAATGGTTCTAACGTAGAGTTTTTGCTTTATAAACAAGTAACTTTTTTACAAGATTATAACCCAGATAGTACCTCTACAGGTATGCCAGGGTATTATGCCGATTGGAATGACACAACATTTTTACTGTCACCTCCTCCTACAGGAGCTTATGACATGCAATTGCATTATTTTTATCGTCCTGACTCTATAACTACAGTTGCTAGTGGGGAAACGTGGCTAGGAACTAATGCTTCTTTAGCTTTATTATATGGTTCTTTAGTTGAAGCATATACTTTTATGAAAGGTGAAGACAATTTATTAAAACTTTATAACGATCGTTACATGGAAGCTCTTAATTGGCTTAAAAACCTTGGTGAAGGAGAAAACACTAGAGATTCTTATCGTTATGATGACTTACGAAGGGATGTTCAGTAATGATGCAAGCAGATGGAAGTGGTGATATTGGCAGTGTAACGGTTATGACTTCAGATAATGGAGGACACAGTCCAGAACAAATAGCTGAACTAGCTTTAAATAAGATAATGATTGTAAGTGATACAGCCCCACCTGTCATACGGGATCAAGCTATTGCTCATAG